ATGGAAATTCGAATACAGAAATTCAAGAAGATCGATGATGTGGCCGTTACTCTTGGTTCTTTGAATATATTTATTGGGGCAAATAATTCAGGTAAGAGCAGCTTTATCCAAGGTATCCAGTTTGCAATTTCTGGATGTCAGGCTCTCAACCTCAAAGGAGCGGCTTGGACAAAAAAAGGGGGGAGAACTCTTTCGCTAGATTCCAGTGAATACCTCTATACGCCTACGAAAAATATTGAATATCTTTATCATGGAAAAAAGCTGAGCGGTTCTCGAACTAAAGCAGATCGAAACTGGATTGAGTTTTCATTGTCGGATGGTGATAACTCAACTCTTAAGATATCTCGAGGGAAGAATGGTGGTTTTACAACCACTCTTAGTGGTCGTAAACTTGGCGACAAGTTAAGTAGTATTGAGCAGCCGTATTGTGTCTATGTTCCTGGTATAGCCGGGATCCCTACGCAAGAGAAATTTGAAGTAACAATTTCCGTGAAAAAATCGGCTACTCGAGGGGATAGCAATAATTATCTTCGTAATATTCTTTGTGCAATCAGTGGCGATGCGGAAAGGTGGGCCTCATTTAAAGGCTCGGTAAATAGTGTTTACGGTGATATTGATGTGCATTCAGAGTTTGATGAGCACAAGTCGGAATATATAAGTGTTCATGTAAGTGAGCGTGGTTTGGACCTGCCCCTTGATTCGGTTGGGACAGGTTTGCTTCAAGTTATGCAAATTTTTGCGTATATTGAATATTTTAACCCTAGAATTATATTGCTGGATGAGCCTGATGCACATATACATCCGACCAAGCAAAAGCTTCTAGCACGTGAGTTGTCTCGTCGTGCTGACGCGGATCCTGAACTGAAGATAGTGTTCTCTACTCATTCTCGATATATATTAGAGGCGCTGGAAGATAAAGCAAATGTTATCCATTTTCAAAGTGGTGTAGCTTATCAGGATGTCAAGGGTAGTAACATCTTGTTGGATATTGGTGCGGCTGATGCAGATTATCTGTTTTCTAAGAAAGATCTAAAATATGTTGTGGTTACTGAGGATAAGGTTGATGGGGTTGCAGAGAAAAAGGAATTTCTCAAAAAGTTTTTGATGGCAAACGGAATTGGTGAGGACGAGTTTGTTCTTCATTCGTATGAAGGGTGTAAAAAAGTAGATTTTGCTAAAATTCTGCAAGGATTTGTGCGTAAACAAATTCCAACTGTGAAGGTTTTAGTTCATATAGATCGTGATCAGAGAGTGGACTCGGATCGGGAGGTTATATCTCTCAAGGAAGACTGCAAAGAGAGGGGCGTGATTTTCTTTATGACTAAATACCAAGAGGTAGAGTCATATTTTTGCATGCCCAAGCATATTCATAAGATCTATGGTGTTCCGTTGGCAGAGGCTGAACAGGTTTACCAGGAATTTGTTCGTGAACTTGAGGGTGAGACTAAGAGGAAGTTGGTGAACTTCATAGGTAGGGATCGCAAGGAGCTCAGCCATAATAAAGCAGGTATGTTCGATATAGATGTTGTTAATGGTCATGTGGATACTTGGTACGCTGAGTTTGGCGAAAATCTGACTCCAGGGAAGGAGCTACTAGGAAAGCTTAAAGTCTATATCCAGCAGGTATGGAAGGAAGACCCTAATAAGATATTGGATTCGTCCGATGCCTTGGCGTGCGCTGACTTCAAAGAGCTACTGGAGCAAGATTGATTGGTGCGGCCGCTTTTGTATTGGGTGGCCGCGATATTTTCCACTCTTAACGGGTTGGTTCAACGATTTCTCCAATCCGGCGATATACTGTCTCTGTGATACGTTTATCAGTGTGTCCCAAGAGTCTACTGGCGTGATTCAAATCTCCAATTTCGCTGGCTGCTTTAGGGCGAATATCTCTGAATTGGAATTGACGAATGCGCTCTGCTAGGACTTTGTCATTTTCGGTAAGTGCATTTTTAATGGCGAAGTTTCTAGCGTCATCAAAGCGGAGGCGAAGCATGGAGGCAGTTACGTGCCGTCCATTTTCAGTAATGATTAGGTACGGGTTTAGAACTTTGCGCTCTTTTCGCTGATAGAGCAATCGCTCAATCAGTTGGCCGAGTTCATTGCTCTGGTTGCTTGTGCTGAGTTGAATTCGTAACTTCTTCGACGTCTTGCCTTGAGCTACCTGCAAGTATCCACCAATGCAGTCCGACGCTCGCATAGAAAGTACATCAGTGGGGCGCTGCCCAGTCAAATAGGCTAAGTCCATTGCGTCACGTAGTTCCGGCACTGCCTGTTTATAAACTGAATCCCAGATCTCTGGACCAGCATAAAAGTCACGCGGCCGCTCTTTATTCTTGCGCACGCCAGCCGCAGGATTCTCTTTTTCCGAGACTCCCCATTCTCGAGCCATGTTGTAGATATGCGATAGCAGGGAAATCTCACGGTTGGCGCGTACTTTGCCCGTGCGTTTGTCTCGGTACTGAGCGATGATCTGAGGGGTGATGGCATCAATCGGTGCATCGGCAAATGCGGCACGAAGCTGCTTCAGTGAAAGCAGATTGTCTTTTTGCGTACGCGGCATCTTCCCGGGAATAACATCGCGCTCATATCGATTAAATACGTCACCCAGCAGTCGAGTGATTCTTGGAACGGCCTTCCGATCAAGCTTGGCCCATTCGATTTTTGCTACATCCAGATCGGTACCAAGCGGGATCTCGATGCGTTTCCCATTTTCGTCCCGACCGTCATAGTAGTAGCCCACCCATTGTTTCCCGCTTTTCAAGGTGCGGACCCGCCGCAACATCCGCGGCGGCAGGTCACGATTGCCAGCTTTTTTAAAGCGCATTGATCAACTCACTCGTGTCAGGTCGAACGTCCAAGTTTCGGTCACCGCGTTCGTTTCAGATGGTTTCAGCCCGGCCAGTTTGAGGCGCGCATACAGACGCCCCACTATTGGGCGCCTGGAGCCACTAAGAACGTGCTGCCAGCCGTTGGAATCCAACCACTGGATCTGTTTGGAAGGGATCAAGTACCCAGTGATGGAGGCCACTTCATCGTCCGTCAGTAGCTCCCCAGGAAACGAAACGAGGGAGGCAGAGAGGTCGCTGGAAATCATTGCTGGGTTCGTTTCTTTCATGACGTCGCCTCACCATTGTCCTGAATGCAAGCCATGGAATGCTGCCGTTGCCACTCGTGGAACCTGGCCATTTCCAAGGGCTTTAAGTCGGTCCATCCTAAAGGCCACCCCATCAGCCACTCGACCCATGTTGGGTTCAGATGGCCACCGTGTCTGGCCATCACTGCGTGATCCAGGCGATCGTTGGATCGATCGGCGCCTGATTTGCGAATGAGAGCATTCAGCGATGAACCCTTGGCCATGCTGGCGACCGGGGTCGGCCAAGTCGGCATTTGCTTTTCTCTCTGTCTTCTTTGCAAGGAGCCAAATGCGATCACGTTTATGGGGCGCTCCAAGGTCCACCGCTGAAACAGCACACCACTCCGCGTCATACCCCATCTCGGTAAGCTCACCGACGACCAACGCAAGTCCTCGGCCCACAAGCATTGGTGAGTTCTCCAAGTAGACGTCGCTCGGCAATACCTCACCGATGATTCGAGCCATGTCTTTCCAGAGGCCGGAGCGCGATCCTTCAATCCCAGTACCTGGGCCGGCCCCTGATATGTCTTGGCACGGAAAGCCTCCAGAAACGACGTCAACAAGGCCTCTCCAGCGTCGGCCGTCAAAGCTGCACACGTCAGACCAAATTGGGAAAGGCGGGAGTAATCCATCGGTTTGTCGTTGCGCCAGAACCTGTGCGGCGTAGGCATCACGTTCAACTGCGCAAACCGTACGCCATCCGAGCAGGTGGCCGGCGAGTATTCCTCCACCAGCGCCCGCGAAAAGAGCCAGCTCATTCATGCAATCCTCGCAAGTCAGGTGGCAGTGCACCGACCTGCAGTAGGGCTTCGTGGATGTGCAGAGCCAGCGCCTCGGCGGTCCTTAACCCGCCGTTAGGACTCTCCGACAGCTTCGCCTTGATGGCGTCGACGATGCAGTTGCAAGCGACCTGCAGGTTGCCTACTACCGGTTTGGCGCGGTTGAACCCTTTGGCGCCGCCACCCAGGCCGCAGCACATGTGAAAGTGCTTGAGGATGTGCTTACGAGGCGTCATCAGCATCCCTGCGGTGTTGGCCTGGCGATTCTTGCCACGGCTATCGACTCCGGTGGTCACCATACCCATGAGGTGTATCAGTTCTGCCGTGTCCGTCGCTGGCGGAACGTCTTCGCGGTGAAGGGCGCAAGCAAGTCCGGCAAGCCGGTGATTGCGCAGCGGCCTTCGCTGGTGGACGTGACCTGGAAAGGGCAGACAGAGCGCAACGGGGCGGAGCTTTGGATTGTCGGTACCGACACTGCCAAAGACTGGATCTATAACCGCTATGCCTTCGAGACCGGACCTGGTGCGCTGCACTTCGCCAAGGATCTGCCGGATGACTTCTTCGCCCAGTGCGTGGCTGAACGCAAGGTTGCCCGCTACGTGAAGGGGTACAAGCGGATCGAGTGGGTGAAGGGCAAGGCTGATCGAAACGAAGCACTCGACTTGATGGTGTACAGCCTGGCAATGGCGCACTACCTGGGCTTGCACCGATATGGCGAGCAGGACTGGGACCGGCTGCGTCAGGCGCTGGCCCAGGCCACCTTATTTGATTGTGCGGGTGCGGCGAAGCCGGTGAAGGCCGAGCGCCTGGCCGAAGACAACGCTGAGCCACCCAGGCCGCAACATCAACCCGCTGCTGTCACGCCTGTAGCCCCGCCGGTTGCACGTACTGCACCACAACCTATGCAACGCCGCAGCTCCAGCAGCGGCTACCTCAAGAGACGCTGATATGGCCTACACCCAGAAGCACCTCGACGCGGTCGAGCGGGCAATTGCGCGTGGTGAAAAAGTCGTGCGCTACACCGACCGCACGGTCGAGTACCGCTCAATCGATGAACTGCTGAAGGCCCGCGATGTGATCCGAACCAGTCTGACCGAGGCAGCGGGGCCGCGCTCTCGCGTAGTCCGGCTTTACCACGGAGGGAAAGGATTGTGAGTGGCCATGAAGTACATCCAGGCCACCGACCCGGCCAAGGCCGCGAAGATGGCCGAAGCCCAAGCCAACATCAGCAAGCAAACCGATCCAGAAAAAGCCAAGGCGATGCTCAACGCCCTGGAGCAGTCGCTGCGCACCGGCGATATCTTCGCCGATATGCAGGTCAAGGCGGCGCTGACGGCCTACGCGGCCAACCGTGGGTTGTACGAGAAGCTGAAAAACGACTCGAAGAACGCGGCAGGTATTCTCGACAAGAACCTGGCCGAACGCCGCGAAGCCTCGGCGCAGATGTGGGCCGAGACAGGGCAGGCGGTCAACGACGCCATGCGCAGTGTCGGCGATGCCATTCGTCCGGCAACCGACCTGGTGGCCAAGGGCATCAAGGCGGTGGCACAAGGGCTGACCAACCTGTCGGATGGTTCGCAGACTGTTGTGCTGGGCCTTGCCGCTGCGGGCACTGGGTTTGTGGCGCTGAAGGCGATACTGAGCGGCCTCAAAATCGCTCGGGGTGTGGCCAACATCGGGCGGGGCGTAATGCTCGGACGTGCTGGCTCCAAGGGGCTGGGCGATGTTGCAGGTGCTATGGCAGAGAAAGCCCCGCAAACCGGCATCAAGCCTGTTGACGCTGGCATCAAGGCCTTGGGTGGTTTGCTGGGGGCCAGCAATGACGACAACGTTGGCAGCAGTAAGGAGCCGCAGCGGGTGTTCGTCGTCAATGCCAACGCCATTGGCGGTGTGGGTGCTACTGGAGCAGCCCCTGCCGGATCGCGCCGGGCGCGTCGTCGTCAGCGGCGAGCGGCGGGGCGTGCAACCCCCGCACCGAAAATGGCTGCGCCCGCAGTTGCACCAGGGCGGTTTGCCAAGATGCTTGGCGCTGCAGGCAAGCTGGGTGTGGTTGGTCGGGTGATGCCGGGTGGCTCTGTGCTCGAGGCCGGCGTGAAGGCGGTCGACACCTACATGAACGCCGAAACCAAGGAGGAAAAAGCCGAAGGTTATGGCGGTGCCGTCGGTGGGTTGGGCGGTGCGCTGGCGGGGGCGGCTACGGGCGCAGCGCTCGGGGCCGTCATCCCGATAGTTGGCCCTCTTGTTGGTGGCGCAGTCGGTGCGTATCTCGGCGGCATGGGTGGAGAAAGTCTGGGCGGCCTGCTGGGCAAGCGCTGGTTTGGCGGGGAGAACAAGCCAGAGGAAGTCGTTGCCGGAGAGAATGCGCCGGTGGCGGAGGTCGCGGTGACCCCGCCGTCCGGGGCTGTCGAGGTGGCGCCTGTACCGGCAGCCCCGGCATTACCTGGCCCTGTTGCGCCGCCGGTCAAGGTTGCCATGCCGGTGCCTGTCCTAATGCCAGTGCCAGCAGCAACGCCGGTGTTGGCAACAATGCCGAAACCTGTGCCGGCAGCGTCGCCTGTGATGGCTGAGAGACCGCCGGTGGTGTCCTACGACCCACTCGACCCGAACGCCAAAGATCCGTTCCTGCTGCCGGCCCTGGCCAGTCACAAGGTCCGGTTCCCCGACGCCGAGTTGGCCCGGCCGGATCCGGTCGTAGCACCGGTGGTGGCAGCAATGCCAGCGCCCGTGCCTATGCCTCTGCCAGCAGCAGCGCCGGTGCTGGCTGATAAACCGCCGAGAGTGTCTTACGACCCACGCGACCCGAACGCCAAAGACCCGTTCTTGCTGCCGGCCTTGGCCAGCCAAAAGCTGCGGTTTCCTGGTGCCGAGTTGGTGCGGCCGGAGCCTGCGGCAGCGCCGGTGGTGACGGCAATGCCGGCGCTCGTGCCAATGCCTCTGCCAGCAGCAGCGCCGGTGCTGGCTGAAAAGCCGCCGACAGTGTCTTACGACCCTCGCGACCCGAACGCCAAAGACCCGTTCTTGCTGCCGGCCTTGGCCAGCCACAAGCTGCGGTTCCCCGGTACCGACCTGGAGCGGCCGGAGCCTGCGGCAGCGCCGGTGGTGGCAGCAATGCCGCCGCCAGTGTTCAGCAGTCCGCAGCCAGGACCAAGCCGAGCGAAACCCGCGTCGCCGGCACCGCCATCCCCGGTGGTGACCAAGGTCGTGGAACAAGGCAAACCCCCGGCGCTGAGCGTTGCGCCGGGCGAGTCGTCAGGCAGGGACAACGAACTCGGTGACGTGGTGCGCACCCTAGTCGCAGCTGTACCGCCGGCGGCGGCTTTACCGGTACCGGCCAAGGCTGTCGAGCAGCGCAAGCCTGAGGCGCCAAAGGTCGACCAGCAGTTCAGCTTCTCCCCCAGCATCGCGGTCACCGTGAATGGGGACGTGAAAGATCCCGCGCAACTGGCCAATGAACTTGCTCCGCACCTGCAACGGCAATTTGAGGAATACAGCCGCCAGGCGCTGAACCGCCAACTGCTCGATGCACCACACGCATAAGGAGGGGAAATGCCCTACATGGAACAGATGGAATCCGGTTTGAAATCCCTGGTGCAAGCCGGGGAGGCTGGGCGGCAGGGGCTCGACGGCATGTTGGGCCCCATGAATGGCGCTATCGGCGACATTACCGGCGCCGCGTCTGAGCTGGAAAGTATCCCGTTTGTGGGCCCTGAAGTCGGCGCCAAACTGCAGCGAACGATGCGCGGTATCAACCTGGCGCAGTCCAAGGTAGGCGAAGTCGCGGCGATGTATGGCCAGGCCACCTCGGGAATGTCCCAGATCCAGGCGCGCATGGGAACGCTCAAGGAGCAATCGGCCAGGGCAGGTGATGCGATCAACAAGGTGGCGGGCAAGCTGAGCCCGTCGCTGGCTAACGTGGTGTCGACGGCGAGTTTTTCGCCGCTGGCCACACCGGCGGCCGACTCGGTAACGCCGTTCCCGCACCTCCTGATCATCCAGCCACTGCGGCCAGATGCACGGCCGTATTACTTCAACCTCAACACGGCGGCGTTTGATGAGCTGCGCCGGCAGACCGCGTTCCGCTGGGCCGGCCAGGAGCGCTTGAGCCGAAGCATTGCCCAGCAGGCCATCGGCCAGGGGGAGGACAAGCTGAGCCTGAAGGGCGCGATCTTCCCTGGCTTCAAGGGTGGCCTGAAGCAACTGGACACCCTGCGCAGCATTGGTAGGGCCCTGGAGCCGCTGAGCCTGATCACGGGTTATGGCGAGGTGCTGGGCAGCTGGTGCTTGCTCAGTCTGGACGAAGAACAAAGCCACCTGCTTGCCGGTGGTATCCCGCGTAAACAGTCCTTTAGCCTGGAGTTTGTGAGCTATGGCGGCGACTTGCAGAACATCTGACGGGGATTTGCTCGATGTGATCTGTCAGCACCATTACGGGCACCTCAACGGCACGGTAGAGGCGGTGCTCGATGCCAACCCCGACCTGGCCAGGCAGGCGCAGCCATACCGCGCTGGCCTGGTGTTTCACCTGCCGGATCTGCCCGCGCCAACCGAAACGCTGGTGCAGTTGTGGGATTGATTCCGCGTTACACATAACGAAGAAACCCCGCCCCGTGCGGGGTTTTGTTTTTCTGGAGCCCTACGCATGAAACCTACTTTTCGTATCGTCGCGGACGGCAGAGACATCTCCGCGATGATCAACGACCGGCTGCTGTTGCTGCGCACCAGTGACAAGCCGGGGATGGAGTCCGACGAATTCGAGCTGCGCATTGACGACCGCGACCAGGCGGTGCTGTTGCCGCGTCGCGGTGCAAGTATTGAAGTATTCCTGGGCTATTCCGGTCAGGCCCTGGCCCGCCTGGGCCGTTATACGGTCGATGAGGTCGAGCTGTCGGGTCCACCTGACAGCCTGGTCATTCGCGGCAAGGCCAGCGACATGCGCGGCAGTGGCAAGACCACGCGCAGCGGCAGTTGGGAGGGCGTGGCCCTGCAGCAGATCGTGCATGACATCGCGGCCCGCAACGGCTGGGAGCCGGTCTGCCCGGTGGCCAGCAAGGTGCCCCGCGTCGACCAGCTCAACGAGTCGGACTTCAACTTCATCACCCGCCTGGCCAAGCAGTATGACTGCACTGCCAAGGTCGGCGACGGCAAGTTGTTGGTGCTGCCGCGTCAGGCTGGGCAAAGCGCAAGCGGCAAGGCCCTGGGTACCGTCACCATCACCCGCCAGGACGTGAGCCGTTATCAGTTCCGCGTCAGTGACAAGACCACCCACAAGGGTGTGCAGACCAAGCACCAGGACCAGAAGTCGGGCGAAGTGAAAGTGGTCGACCTCGACAACGACGAGTCCCCCAGCGGCCTGCCGCCGGTGCATACCGATCGCCATATCTACCCGAACAAGACCGCCGCCGAGCAGGCCGGCAGGGCGCGCCTGGCCGCGTTCAACCGCAGCACTGCTGGTGTGCGCCTGGAAATGGCCGGCCGCACGGATCTGTTTGCCGAGCGTCTGGTTATCGCCCAGGGCTTCAAAGCCGGCCTCGATGGCGAGTACCTGGTGGATTCGGTCGAGCAGATGTTTACCCAGTCCGGCTGGACCACCACCGTCGAATGCAACGGCGGCAAGAAGGGCAAAGCCAAGGCCGGCGAGAAGAAGACCAAAGAATCCAAAGAGCTCAAGACCGTGGACCTACAACCCTAACGACCCGTATGGGTCAGCAATGGAGAAATATTGATGGCTATCACCGCGCAGCAGTTGCTGCAGATCCTCCCCAACGCCGGCCGCAATGCCGGCGTTTTTGTTCCTGGTCTCAATGCCGCGATGGGCAAGTACGGCATCGTCACTCGACTGCGCATGGCGGCCTTCATCGCGCAGATTGGTCACGAATCCGGCCAGTTGCGTTACGTGCGAGAGCTGGGTGGCGATGCCTATCTGGCCAAGTACGACACCGGCAAGCTGGCTCAGCGCCTGGGCAACACCCCCGAGGCCGATGGCGATGGCCAGAAGTATCGCGGCCGGGGATTGATTCAGATTACCGGCCACGACAACTACGAAGCCTGCAGCGAAGCGCTGTTCGGCGACAGTCGATTGCTCAACACGCCGGAGCTGCTCGAGCAGCCTGTCTATGCCGCGATGTCGGCCGGTTGGTTTTGGCAGGGCAGAGGGCTCAACTCCCTGGCTGACAAGGGTGATTTTCTGGGCATCACCAAGCGCATCAATGGCGGCACCAACGGCCTGGATGATCGCAAGGCGCTGTATCAGCGCGCTCTGGAAGTGCTGCAGTGAAAGGCTTGGATTGGCGCCTGGCCCTGCTGGCAATGCTGCTGGGGATTGTTGTTGGCGGGTGTGGCGCTTGGCAGTGGCAGGCCAATAGCTACGGCAAGGCCCTGGCAGATCAAGCGAGTGACTTTCAACGCGAGCGTGGAGCTGCTGCCAGCGCTGTGATCGAGTGGCAGGAGGCTGAGCAGTCTAGCCGGCGAGCCCTGGAGGATCGACTCCAGGCCGAAGACGAAACCCACTACAAGGAATTATTCAGTGAACAACAGACTCAGGCTCGTTTACGTGACCGCCTCGCTACTGCTGATCTCCGGCTGTCAGTCCTACTCGACACCAGCGCCGAGGGTGGTGGCTGTGGGGTGCCAACCGCCACCGGCAGCCCCGGCGTGGTTCATGGCGCCACGCGAGCCCAACTTGACCCAGCGCATGCTCGACGAATTGTCAGCATCACCGACGACGGCGACCAAGGATTGATTGCCCTGAAGGCCTGTCAGGCCTACGTGCGCGCACTCGCGCCGTGAATTGAAAAGGAGCGGGCAGGGCGGATGCGTCAACATCCGACCTGCCCACCGAACCCGCAGACCCTTCCTGCAAGTCCAGCCGAGGCTCCTGCTCCGTGCACAAAGCGCGGCGAGCCTATCACCTGTTTATCCATACAGTAAAGACTTGCTATCACATGACGAATCCAATCATTCCCTGGATGGGTGGCAAACGCCGCCTGGCCGACCGCTTGATCCCTCTCTTTCCCCCTCACGAATGCTATGTCGAAGTCTTCGCCGGCGGCGCTGCGCTGTTCTTCATGCGCCCGCAACCCGCGCCGGTGGAGGTGCTCAACGATCTCAATGGCGACCTGGTGACGCTCTATCGGGTGGTGCAAAACCACCTGGAAGAATTCGTGCGCCAGTTCAAGTGGGCGCTCAGCTCTCGACAGATCTTCGAGTGGCAGAAGATGACCCGACCCGAAACACTCACCGACATCCAGCGCGCCGCTCGGTTCTTCTACCTGCAGCAGCATACGTTCGGTGGCAAGGTGACAGGACAGACCTTTGGCACCGCGACGACCGGCCCGGCCATCAACCTGCTGCGGATCGAGGAGAACCTGTCGGCAGCCTGGCAGCGGCTGGCCGGCACCTATGTCGAGAACCTGTCCTGGTTGGAGTGCGCCGAGCGCTACGATCGAGCGCACACCTTTCATTACATGGACCCGCCGTACTGGCAGACTGCCGGGTACGGGGTCGACTTTCCGTTTGAGCAATACGAGCGCATGGCAGACTTCATGCGGCGCTGTAAGGGCAAGGTGATGGTCAGCATCAACGACCACCCCGATATCCGGCGGGCGTTCGATGGCTTCCATTTTGAAACCTTGGATATCCGCTACAGCAATACGAACCAGCGCCAAGGCAAGGCCGAGGTTACGGGCGAGCTGGTGATCATGAATTGGACGCCGGCTGCCCTCGGGGGGTTGTTTTAGTGTCTTGGGTGAGTCTGTCTTAACTAGAAAAAATCCGGTGAGTACGAAAGCCTATAGTCGGATGATGTCATGCTGACGTTTTGGCTTACTTCTTTCGAGGAATTAGGTCTCTAATATATCCAACGGCTTTCATCTTTCGCCGGATTGACTTTCTTTGTAGGAGAAATTTTGCGGCGTCTGAGAGGGCTGAAGGGCTTCCTTTGAGTAGTCCGCCTAGAAAATTAAATAACTTGAATTTTGCTTCTGAGCTTCTCATGGATGTGTTTAAGTTAATCTGCATGCCTAGCTTTCTAAACTCTTCTTCACACTCTTCCTTTAGGTGTTTTGCGATGGCTTCTGGTGAGGTGCTCCCCTGTCTGCTCACATTGTTCATTGTGTCTGTTAAAAATCCCTTTATATAGATCAATGTGTTTTGCGATTTTATGATTTCAAAAAAATCTTCATCTAATCCACCATACATCGGGATGTCCAGTTGAAGGGTTCTGCTAATGACCTCCTGCTGGGTTATGAAGTCATTTCTTACTATCTTATCCATATTGCGAGACCAGTGACCATACGCTAAGAGCGACTCTCTTGTATTTAGATAGTAGTCGCCATCTAGTTCTGTGGCCATTTTGCTCATTTCGTTGAATCGTTGTAGGTATTGGTTTACTGCGAACTCCCTTTCTTTATTCTTGCTTGAATAATACTTATCTCGTGGTAGGTCTTTTTGTGAGAACCTAATGTCGATGGCTTTGCGTCCATCATAAAAGCTAACTTTGCCAAGTTCATATGGGAGTCTTATTTTTTTTAGCCATTCTAGATAGGCGATGAGTCTGGTCATTCCGTCTTGTTGTACGTGGGGGAGCACACCTTCGGCAAGGTGTGGGAGGAAGTCAGGCAGTGGATCTCTAATCAGTAGTTCATCCGAAAATATGAGTAGCGAGTACAGGAGGTTGAGTGCGTGATTTTTGTTGTAGTCCCTTGGGCGCCGCCAGAAGTGAAATAGCTTGTGCTGTTTGTCTTCTGGCGCGGAGCCGAGAAAGTTTTCGTCGAAATATGGTCGGTATATAGTGCTCTGTTTTTTAGACTCTACGAAGGGGTGTCGTTGCTCTGTTTTTGCTTCGTAATAGATTTCTGCAAATTCGTTTACCTTGGTCGGTGTTAGCGATTTGCATGACGCGTGAAGATTTTCATTTATTTCTATATTTAAACCGGTCTCGATGAATTTTATATAGTTCATGATGCTGCCCGGCTATCTGTGGGGGAACAAGTCTAGGATAGCTTCGTTTTATACGGCCTGCAGGTGTGCTTGGTTAAAGCCTGTCTCGGGCTAAATGTCACATGCGGGTAGGCCATATCTGAAATGATGGCAAGTCGTTCATGCACATTGTGTTTTTCATTGAACTGCTTGATACCGAAGGGCTTGGTCAACGCGTCAGTCAGATAGCTTCAGACTTACCTCATCGGCTAGCGCGATGCCCCCAGGTCATCTGGTACGAATCCCTGCCCACCGCAGGCCTCACAATCTTCGCGTTGAGCGAACGAATCACAGCACACCGGGCAACACATGAACGGCGAGTATCTAACCCGATCCCGTAGGATCCGGTACCGCACCCAATCATTCCCCTCGAAAGCTTCCTGCGCTAGGTCCACCAGCACCCGATAGGCGTCAGGATCTCCAACACCCTCAAGCATCTTTCCGTCGATCATTCGTGCCGTTTCAACTAGACGAAAGGTTCTACCGTCCTGCCCTAGAATGACCAGGCCTTTGATCACGCCAAACTCGCCGGAGGTTCGCAGCACAATTCGGAGCTGGTCGCCCTCTTGGGTTACCGCTCCGTCGAAGCTGAAGGCATCAGTGCGGTCCTCTTCATAGTAGTTGCCCTGGTTGATGTAGCCGACGCGAACGCCGCTGCCCTCTGGCACTACGTTGTAGCTGGAGGCACGGCAATACAACTCCTGGGCAAACTGCTCTTCCAGTCCAGCCGTGTAAGCCGCCTGTACCTGCTCTCGCAAGTCGTGGAGCTCCAGCGGGTCGAACAGGCCAAGGGCTTCAAGGTCATCTGTGGCTGACCTCATGACCTGAACGTACACCTCAGGATTGCTCAGTCTCAGGTGTTCATTGCGCAGCATTCCAGTCCAGCGTGCCAGGGCCTCTGGTTTGGTGGGAGGCTTAATCATTGGCTGACACCACGCTGAGGATCATTCGATCAGGTGAAAGTCATCCCTGGTTCGGGGATGCCTTGTGGCGCCCCGGCAATTTTCCCCTCTCATGGGTTCGTGGCCAGGGAAGAAGATCAGGCCCTCTGCCTCCAGAGTGAAAGCCAAGGCCTGCAGCGTCACCTCGCGGAGTTCGGTCCCGGTCTCAAGGCGCCTGATGGCGTCCGGTGATACACCGGAACGGAATGCAAGGGTTTCAATGGACCATCCAAGCATCGCTCGCGCCTGGGTGCAGTGAGTGCTTGAAAGAACGACTGGTAAGTTATCCAGAATCCACGCCACATTCTTGACCTGGTCTTCATCCAGGTTGATTTGAAGTGGAGGCGGGCTGGCTACGGCGAGGGTCATGCTGGCTTCTCAGTACTGTATGTATGGACAGTATATGGCCAGTGGGTTTGGTGGGAAAGGTGCAGTGGTAGGGTGATTGCTTTAGGGCAAATTTAGGGCAAATCTCAGTCCGATATAGGCCATTTTAGGCCGTTACGATGACTGTGCATGCCTGCTTTTATTGGCCTGTGGCGGCCTGCGGCGCGGCATGGGCGGGCTCAAATCCCTATCCATTTTCCTCGCTAAGCGTCCGTTATCGAGCCAGAGTGGACACTCTATGTCCTAGCCCGCATTCGAGCCTCAATACTGAGGATAAAACCATAATTGCAAAATGCCATTCCAGGCAATATATTCCCGCGAGGGATGGCAGGTTGACATCGCTGCCCCAGGGCTTCCGAAGGCCTACTCGACCCACCAAGGAGGTGGAGGGCCTGGAGCCATGCGTTGGCTGTCGCGATTGCGACAGGCAGCTATGAGTGCTGGGTTGCACTGAAGGTGCACCTCGGCAACGACAATGCAAGGACATGTGAATGAAGTTTGATTGCGCAAAAATTACCGGCAAGCTCGACCATGTTGGGTCTGTCAGTCGTATGGACGGTGGTTTCACTGCTAGTGTAAAAATCGACGGAGCAGTGATTCCAAAACTGAAAATGGCAAGCAGGCTATACGAAGAACTGAACGTTGGCGAAAACGTTACTCTGTACGGACTCTTTAAAAATAATAAGGATAAAGGAAAAAACGAGGGGATTTTGTATGGTCTTAAAAAGGAAAGCGGCGAAAAGATGTTTTCCACCGAATTCCGTTATAAAGTTCCTATGCTCTTCGCTGTAGTTTCCGTGATCGCTTTTTGCTTTGTGTTTGTAGCCGGCTGGGCACTATCTGTCATCCCTGTGAATTACTTTATGGGTAGCTCTGACTTTATGTACAACACCACCGTGGTGGCTGTTGTAGAAGCGAGTTTGGCTGCCGCATTTTTCCTATGGCGGGCATGGGTGATGGTTCAAGCCACCGCAGATCCGGAGGCCTGGAAAGTTATGGATGCTGCAACGGTCTCATCGCGTTTTAGCAAATTTGATAAGTAATACAGGTAGGCGATCCCCACTAAGATAACGCGACCACGCGCAAACTGTGCAAGCGGAGCGCGCAGCCAGGATGGCGGAGGCGTGAGGATGGAACCCAGCGGGTCGAGCCCTATTGGGCTCGGTTTACGACAGCCGTCACCGGCAGGGGCACGCTCAAGTATCGTTGCTGGTTATTGATCAGCATCCATTGCAAAGACCCTGTGTAAGCGTACGGGAAATACGTCTTGCGCAGGTCAGTCGGGCATCCATTGATGCGGCAGCAACTGTTCGATCTCGCTGGACTTCTGTCAATGGGGCCTTGCGTTTCAGTCTGTCCAATCCATCACAGAAAAGGCTGATGATTTCGCGTGATTTGCAGCAACCTACCCGAAGTGGTAGCTGGTCCACCCCGGGCATTCATGTGCCGCATTTTAGGTTTTTCTGCATCAATGCATTCTGAAGCGTTACGCCCCGACGGATCGGAAATCCTCGTCGCACGACATGAAAACCGTGCAATTCAAAGAACGTTTCAGCCGTCTTGCTGACATCTGAAGTAAGTTCGTCGATGCCAAGTAACCTGGCTTCTTCATGGATACGGTTCATGAGTAAAGTGCCTATCCCTTGGCGAGGATGAGTGCCCGACACAAAAAAATGGTCGATGTAACCGTTCGGTTGAATGTCGGCATAGCCCACTATTTTTCCGTCTACCTCGGCCACGAATGGGCGGAGATTTTGCAGGTGCTCCGCCCATAGCGTCTGATCAAGATCAGCAGGAGCCCAGGCCTCGACTTGATCGCGAGCGTAATCGCGTGACGCGATTTCATGAATGGCAGAGTAAAAGACGTCGAACAACGCAATCTCATCCCCGATTCTGAACCGTCGAATCTCCATGGTTTTCTCACAAGGCGTTCGCAAAAAAGAAGAGTCTGTCATACCTGGTAGAAATCCGGAATGAACGATCCCAAGCTCCGTAGGCACAACTGGGTGCCTGCTTTTGGTCGTTCGCTGCCGCTAATGTTATTTTGCGGAAGGTCGTTCAAGGAAGGGTACAAAATTGGTACAAGAATTAGATTGGTGCCAGATAAGCCTTTGTTTATAGGTGTTTTGCGGTTAGTAGGTCCAATCCATCATCGAGCCTATCGGCAGTGATCTATGCTGGAAATGATTCGATTTTCTAGGCGGCAAGGATGGCGATGATGGACGCGAAAACGTTGCTTGAGCAAATGGTGCAGGGAGAGGAGTTGATGACTCAGTCCCTCGACGCCAAGCACGCTATGACGCAGCGAAGGGGAGCTCGCTGCGGAGGAGGTCGAGCAGCTTCGTAAACAGGCAGAGGAACTGTTTGAAGCTGTCCAGGCACATCAGCTACGCGCTCTTGGCGGTTCGGCCCGATTCTTCACTGAGATAATGCTGCGATGATTGGCTCAAAATTCAGTTCCGCAACTGAAAAGTCGGCCCTTGCACCGTGAGGGTTTTAGCTTCTACAGTATAGGCGATTTGCGGAATCAAAAATTGTCTATGCTATTGTTTTTAAAGGGAAATTATGTGGACTTGAAAACCGTCGATGGGCAACTATCCTAGAGTTCGAATCTCTACGCTTCCGCCACTTCTAAAGCCCTGATTATTCAGGGCTTTTTGCGTTTCTGAGGCATAGAAAAACTACCCGTGGGAACACCCTTGGGAGTGGTTTATTTCGGAAGCGCTTCCGATACCTTCGCTATTTGGTGGGTTTCGCCAGCGCTCCAACTCGGCGGTAAACCCGCTCCGTTATGTCGCCCTTGGTATGACCCAGCAGCAGGCTGGCGTGATCGACATCCGTGATTTCCGAGGCTGCTTTCGGGCGGATGTCGCGGAATTGGAATTGGCTGATGCGCCCTGCCAAGACCTGGTCGCCGGCGGAAACAGCCTCCTTCACCGCATCCTCCCGTACATCGTCCCAACGATGGCGAAGCATGGCCGTTGTGACCCGCTTGCCGGTGTCGGTCAGCAGCAGGTAAGGCGACCCGTGCGGCGCGTTGCGCTCAAGAATCTTCCTGATCACCACCCCCAAGCCACTTTCCACCCCTCTACCTCAAGCAGAATCCTCAGCTTCTTGTGCGTCTTCTTCTGCTTAACACCGAGGGCCTTGTCCTCGATGTCGTCCTTTCTCATCACCAGCACGTCTGCCGGCCGCTGGCCCGTCAAATACGCCACATCCATGGCGTCCTTCAATTCACCCACTGCTTTCGCGTAAACCGCATTCCAGATCGTATCGTTCGCATAGAAGTCCCGAGGCACCTCCTTGTTCTTGCGCACGCCCTGGCAGGGGTTCTCTTTAGTCGTCAGACCCCATTCCCGCGCCATGTTGTAGACGTGGGACAGGAGCGCTATCTCCCTATTCGCACGTACTGGAGCCGAACGAGCGTCCCGGTACTGAGCGACAAGCGATGGCGTGATGGCCTCTATGGGGGCCTTGTCGAAGACTGGGCGCAGATGACGGAGCTCCGCCAAGTTGTCCTTTTGCGTGCGGGCACCTTTCTTGGGGATTATGTCTCGCTCGTAGCGATCAAAGATCGCCTTCATCAGGAGCAAATCACGCGGCTTTTCCCTGGCCTCCAGCTCAGCCCATTTCATTCTGGCCAGGTTGAGGTCCGCGCCCAGAGGGATTTCTTTACCGTCCTTGTCGCGGTAGTAGTAGCTGATCCATGCCTTGTTCGGGTGCTTCTTGCTTTTGCTGGTGCGCTTGCGCCGGTACACGCCCGGCGGCAGATCCCTGTTTTCTTTGCTCCGAGGGCGCATATCACCTCACCTTCGAAAAATCCGGCGTCCACGCCGGTACGGGTGGCGGGGGTAGCGGTGCCAGGGGCACCACCTCAATGGTGACGCCCAGTTTCATGCGGGCGTACTGGCGTCCTACCAGGGGGCGGCCGCCGCGGCTTTCAACGAAGTGCCAGCCACGATCGTTGAGCCAGCGGCGCTGCCAGCCCCTGGCCTTGAAACCGGTCAGGTCGGCCAGTTCTTCGTCCGAAAGGATCTCCGTTTCCAT